CGGCGGGCGGAGGCGGCGCAGTCGGCACGTCAGGTGCGGCACCGACGGCCGGTGCCAACGGCGCCGACGGCAGCACCAAGCGCGGCGGGTCCGGTGGCGGTGGAGGCGGGTCGTCCTTCACCGCGAACACGGCGGGCGCAGCGGGCGGCAACGGCGGCTCGCACGGCGGTGGCGGTGGCGGTGGCGGCGCGGGCACGAACACGAGCGGAGGCGGTGCGGGTGGCCTCGGCGGCGTGGGCGCCTGCTACGTGCTGACGTGGTGATCCGGCTGCTGCTGCTGATCCTCGCGTGCTGGCCCCTCGCCACGGTGGCCGACTCTGCCAGCGTGCGCGTCTCGGCCTCGCTCGCGAGTGTGCTGGTCGTCGAGGCGGACGACGCGTGCGCGCGGGCCACGTCGAACGAACCCGACGCGATCGCGCTCTTCGACGGTCAGCCGCTGACGGTCGACGGCACCTGGTCGTGTCGCCTCACGTACTACGCAGACCTGCGTCCGATCAGGCGTTAGCCGCCTGATAGTCCCCCCACGCGCGGCGGTGTAGGGTCCGCGCGACCGACCACCCGAGGCAAAAACCATGAGCTTGTCCGACATTGTCAGCGTCTCGATCACCACGGTGTCGACCGTGCTCGCACGCGCCGGTTTCGGCGTCGCGCTCATCCTGTCGGCGAATATGACGGGCGTGGCGCGCACGGCCGAGTGTACGAGCCTCGCCGACGTGGACGCCGTGGCGGGGATCAGCACGAGCTCGCCCGAGTACCGAATGGCGAGCGTGCTCTTTTCCCAAACACGCAAGCCCACGAAGGTGGTCCTCGGGCGGCTGGTGAACAAGCCGATCCTCGTCTACACAATCAAGGTGCCGACCGCGCCCGTCACCGGCGTCGTCAACTCGACGGCGTATCAGTTCAAGGTCACCGCGCTGAACACCGCGACCGAGCAGACCGTCGACTTCACGAGCGACGGCACGGCCTCGAACGAGGAGATCATCGACGGTTTGAAGACGGCTTTCGATGCGCTCTCGATCGTGGGCATCACGTCCAGCACCACGGGCGCGGCCGACACGAAGAAACTCGTCCTCACGGCAGGCACGGCGGGCGCGCTGTTCGGCGTTCGCATCCCGGCTGCCCAGCGCGTGCTCCTGTGGTCGACGCCCTCGGCGGCGGACGCGGGTTTCGCGGCCGACCTCACGGCGATCCGCGCCGAAAACGACACGTGGTACGCGGTGCTGAACCCGTGGAGCGCCGGGGCCTACTCGATCGCCGTCTCGCTCACGATCGAGGCGATCAGCGACTCGAAAAAGATCTACATCACCCGGTCGAACGACACCGACATCATCCAGGCCGGGTCCGGCGGATCGAGCGACTTCGCGGGCTTCCTCACGAGCAATCGCGAGCGCACGGCCGGCTTCTACAGCGACTACTTCGACAGCTTCATCGACGCCGCGGCTGCGGGCCTGCTCCTCCCCGCCACCCCCGGGAGCGAGACGTGGGCGTTCAAGACATTGTCCGGCCCGAGCGTCGACACGCTGACCTCGACGAACCGCACGAACGCGCTGGCCGTCCGGGCCAACGTCTACACGTCGATTGCCGGCGTGCCCGTCACCCAGATGGGGACGACCTTCAGTGCCCAGTACATCGACGTCGTGCGCGGCCGTGACTGGCTGTCGTCCCGGCTCGCGGAAGACGTGTTCGCGCTACTGGCCTCGCTGCTCAAGGTGCCGTTCACCGACAGCGGCATTGCGCTCGTCGAAAACGCCGTGCGCGGCGTGCTCCAGGAGGCGGTCGACGTCGGGCTCCTCGCGTCGAGCCCGGCCTTCGTGGTCACGGTGCCGCGCGCCGCCAGCGTGTCGAGCGCCAACAAGGCCCTGCGGCTCCTGCCCGACGTGAACTTCACCGCCACGCTCTCCGGCGCTATTCACAAGGTCACGATCGCCGGCACGATCAGCGTCTAGTCGCCCACCACCGCGCCTCTACGGCGCGACGCACGACCCCGAGGCTGTCCCATGCCCCTTCGCACGTACGATCCGAAGCTGGTTCTCATCTCGTTCGGTGAGGTCGCCATCACGGGCTTCGCTGACGGCTCGTTCGTGTCGGTGGACCGTGACGAGGACGCTTTCACGAAGGTCGTGGGCGCGGGCGGCGACGTCGTGCGCACCCGGAACCGCAACCGATCGGGCTCGGTGACGGTGACGCTCCTGCACTCCGCGCCGGAGAACGACCTGCTCTCCAGTATCGCGCTGCTCGACGAGACGCTCGGCACCGGCGTGCGCCCCGTGATGGTGAAGGAGGCGAACGGCACGACGCTCCTCTCGGCGCAGAACGGCTGGATCCGCAAGCTGCCGACGACCGAATACGCGAAGGAAAGTGGCACGCGTGAGTGGGTCCTCGACGTCGACGCCCTCGACAGCTACGTCGGCGGGCTCGCGACCTAAGCCGCGCCGCACGTAGTAGGATCGCAGCACACCCGCCCCGCCTCTCTCCGCACGACGGGTGACGCGTCTCTGGGCGGGTGCTCTTTTTTGGAGGCTCACGATGGCCGTCGGCACGCGCTCGACCACGATCGGTGGGACGACCTTCACGGTGCAGCAGCACCCCGCGCGGCGCGCCATGCGCTTGCTCGCGCGCCTGGGCAAGATCGCCGGCCCGACCCTGGGTGCCCTCGCGGGCCTCGCATCAAAGCCGGGCTCGCTCGGCGGCGCGAAGATCGAGGCGCTCGGCGGCGCGCTCGGCGGTCTGTTCGACGCGCTCACGCCCGACGAGGCCGATCGCCTGCTCGAGGAGCTGCTCTGCTTCACGTCCGTCGAGGAGCGCGGCCGGTCGGCGCCCCTGTGGCCGGTCTTCGACGTGGTGCTGCAGGGGCGTCCGCTCGACGTGCTCAAGCTCGCGAAGTTCGCCTTGGAGGTGAACTTCGGCGATTTTTTGGACGTCCTGCACGACCTGTCCGACAAGCAGCTCCCGGCGAGCGGCCTCACGTCGGAGCCCCCGAGCACCTAAGAGACGTGTGGCCCCTCTGGCGGCTGGTGCTCGAGCGGCTGGTGCCTCTGGACCGGATCGACACGCTCTCGATCGACGACGTAGCGGACGCGAACGAAGCGCTCGACCTCTGGGCCGAGGCGAACAGGCCGACGAAGTAGGAGGAGGTGCCGCGTGGTCGTCAAAGAGCTGTTCGCGCGCCTCGGCCTCGACGTGGACCAGGCCGGCTTCCAGAAGGCTGACTCGCTCCTGGGCGGCCTTGGAAAGACCATGCTCGGCCTCGGCGCGGCAGTCGGCGCCGGCCTCGCGGGGCTCGCCGTCTTCGCAAAGCAGACCGCGGTCGCCGGGGACGCGGCTGCGAAGGCGTCGCAGAAATATGGCGTGTCGATCGAGGCTATCCAGGCGATCGGATACGCGGCGGAATTCGCCGGATCGAGCATGGAAGAGGTCGGCCTCGCGATGCAGTTTCTCGCGAAGAAAGGCTCGAAGGACGTCGAGGGCGACTTCCGGCGGCTCGCCGACACGCTGCAGACGATGCCCGACGGGGGCGCGAAGACCGCGCTCGTCATCGACCGCATGGGTCGGAGCGCGGCGAACCTGATCCCGCTTTTGAACGGCGGCTCGGCAGGCCTCGACGCGATGCGGGCGGAGGCGCTGTCACTCGGTGCGATCCTTTCGGAGGACGTGGCGAAGGCGGGCGAGCGCTTCAACGACACGCTTGACCGCATCGGCAAGCGTGTCACGGGGCTGCGAAACAGGCTGCTCGGCCCTTGGCTCGACCGCCTTGAAAAGATGCTCGTCAGTATCGAGCTCGTCATCGCGGGTGTCTCCAACGCCATCGTGGTCCTGTCGGAGCACGTCCGCCTGATCGCGCTTGTGATCGGGTCCGTCCTCTTCGCGGCGCTCGTCACGTCAGCGGGCGGCTTTGCGGCGCTGACTGCAGCCTCGGCCGTGTCCGCCGCCGCCATGATCGCATCGGCGCTTGCCTCCGCAGCTGCGTGGGCCGTCGCGCTTGCCCCCGTCGCGGCGCTCGCCGCGGCGTTCATCGCCATCGGCCTGATCCTCGAAGACCTCTACGTCGGCGCGACCGGCGGGGAGTCCGTCCTCTTCGAGGGCATCCCCGCGCTCGCCGACGCCCTGAAGCGGGCGATCACTGTTGCGGTGGACTTCTGGCGAAGCGCCTTCACGGAGCTTTTCGACTGGATGGCGGGCCGCATCGCCGACCTCGTCAGCACGATGACGCTCGACCTCGCACCCAAGGGCGTCGTGCTCGGCGGGCTCCTCGGCGCCGCGCGTGGCGCGCTCGCGTCCGGCGCCGGTGGCGCGATCCTCGGCGGGGCTGCGGGCGCGATCCTCGGCGGCGGCGCGTCGTCCCCCAGCGCGTCTGCGGGTGCAAGCTCGACGCGGAACGTGGTGGCGCCGACGTTCAACGCGGTGGTCAATATCACGGGGTCCGGCGTGCTCGATCCGCAAGCGGCGGCCGACGCGACGATCAGCAAGTTCGAGGCCTGGAATAACGCACGCTTGAGCGACGCGTACGCCGCCGTCGGGGGGTCGTGATGGCCGAGGTCACGCTCACGTTCCGCTCGACGCCGTCGCAGATCGACACGCTGGAGCTCGACGCCGCCGTGAGCGAAACGGCAACCTTCGTGTCCGACGTGTCGGAGCACCCGGTCGAGTCTGGATCGAGCATCGTCGACCACGTCCGCCCGAAGCCGGTCGAGGTGAAAATCGACGGCATTGTGACCGACACCCCGCTTTCGATGGTGCAGATCCGACGCGCGGCGCAGGCAACGGGTGTGGAGCTTGAGTCCCCGCAGAACACGCCCGGCCGCGCCGATGCCGCGCTCGCCGCGCTCCTCGACCTGCGCGACAACCCACGTCGGATCACGGTGACGACGAAGCGCCGGGTGTACACCGACATGGTCCTCGTCTCCCTGACGGTGCCAGAGGATCGCGCCACCGGCGATGCGCTGCGTTTCTCGGCGGCGTTCCGGCAGGTCCGCACCGTGACGCTGCGACGCGTGGCGCTGCGCACCGCGACGCCGGCGACCCAGCCACTGGTGAGGGCAGGGCCGAAGCCAACGAAGACCGCGCCGGTCGAAACGACGAACAAGTCGATCCTGAAAAAGCTCTCGGACTCCCCCACAGTCAACGGCGCCCGCGCCAGTGTCGGGCGCCTTTTCGGGATCGGGAGCTAGCCAATGTCCGTGACTTTGCCGACCCTTGTGGACACGCCCTCGTTCGAGGTCGAGTGCCAGCTCGACGGCGTCCTCTACGTTTTCGCCTTTCGTTGGAACGGTCGCGCGGAACAGTGGGTATTCGATCTTGCGGACGCCACGCGCGATCCGATCGTGTCGGGCATCGCCGTGGTCGTGGACTTCCCGCTCGCGCGGCGCGGCGCGGACCCTCGCCTGCCACCCGGCGCGCTCTTCGCCGTCGACACGACCAACACGCAGACAGACCCCGGGCTGGGCGACCTGGGCCGTCGTGTCGTGCTCGTGTATTTCACCGCAGCCGAGCTCCCGATCACGCCGGACGCGGAGTAGCCGATGGCGGAGCCGAGGCTCTTTGATCGCCGGTGCAGGCTGGTCGTGGGCCTGCCTCAGACGGACTACAGCACCGTCGCACCCGACGCGATCGAGGTCGACGGCCTGCGCGTGCAGTTCAAGGTCGTGAAGACCGACACGAAAGAGCCGAACACCGCCGAAGTCTCCGTGTGGAACCTCTCGCCGGAGTCGCGGGCGATCGTCTCGGCCAAGGGATCGAAGCTGCTCGTGATCGCGGGCTACGCCGACACGGTGCGGCAGGTTTTCACCGGCGACGTGCGGCTGGTGGACCACACGCGCGACGGCGCGCACTGGGTCACGAAGCTGCAGGCGGGGGACGGCGAACGCGCCTACCTCTACGCGCAGGCCTCGGACTCGTTCAAGTCCGGCACCCCTGCGCTCGTGGTCGCCGAGCGGCTCGCAAGCCTGCTCGGGCTCGACCCGGGCAACCTCGCGGGCGAGGTCGCGCTGGCAGCGGTGACGTTCACACAGGGCTACAGCGCGCGGGGCCGGGTGTCGGCCGAGCTCGACCGGCTGCTCAAGGGGCTGGGCCTCGCGTGGTCGATCCAGGACGGGCGCCTTCAAGTGCTCGCGCCTGGTGCGGCCGCGCCTGGCGCAACCTCGATCGAAATCTCTCCGACGACAGGCCTCGTCGGGTCTCCGGAGCACGGGTCGGCGCCGGAGAAGGGCAAGCCGGCCGTCCTCAGCGTCAAAAGCCTGCTCCTGCCAGAGCTCCGGCCCGGCTCGCGCTTCTCCCTCGTGTCGGAGTCCGCCACGGGCGGCTACGTCGCGAGCAAGGTCGAGCACACCGGCGACACCGCCGGGGGCGAGTGGTACACCACCGTGGAAGCCTCGCTCCTGTAGGACACAGCCCCATGCCGCGCACGCCCACCCTTGCCGACGTCGTCCGGGCCGCGATCGACGCACGGCTGCTGGACGTGCACACGTCGCTGCCTGCCCGGGTCGTGCGGTACGACGCAGCGCGGTGCCTCGTGGACGCGGCACCGCTTGTGCGCGCCCCGGTGGTCGACGAGCAAGGGCGCGTCACGTACACGCAGCTCCCTGTGGTGCCGAACGTGCCGGTGGCGTTCCCGCAAGGGGGCGGTTTCCGGTTGACTTTCCCGATCGCCGTCGGTGACACGGTGTGGCTCTCCTTTTCGGAGGCGTCGCTCGAGCGGTGGTTGCAGTTCGGCGGCGAGGTCAGCCCCGAGGATCCCCGGCGCTTCGCTTTGACCGACGCCGTCGCGCTCCCGGGCGTCCGCGCGCTGGCCGGTGGCGATGCGGTGACGGCGGCTTCTGAGGACGGCTGCGTCCTCGAGCTGGTCGGCGGCTCCGCAAAACTAAGGCTCAAGGCGGGCGGCACCGTGGAGCTCGGCACGTCGGGGGCGCAGGCGCTCGCGCTCGCCTCCAAAGTCGCGACCGAGCTCGGCACCCTGAAGGCCGCAATCAACGCCGCGCCCGTCTTGCCGGGTGACGGCGGCGCCGTGTTCAAGGCGTCCCTCGTGGCGGCGCTCGCCGCGTGGCCCTCCTCTGTCGCCTCCGCGCGCGTCGGGACGGACTCGTGAGCACCAACCGCGACCTGAAGATCGACTCGGCGACGGGCGACCTTGTGCTCGACGGCGCCGACCTCGTCATCGTGGCGGACGGCGCTGCCATCGCGCAGGCCACTCGCGCGCGGCTGCGACTCTTCCGGGGCGAGTGGTTCGCGGACCTCGACGCAGGCGTGCCCTGGTTCACCGAGGTGCTCGTGAAGAACCCGAACCTCGTCGGCATCCGCGCGACGCTTCGAGGCACGATCGCGGACACCGTGGGCGTTGCCACGATCGAGACGTTCGACCTGACGTTCGACTCGGCGACTCGCACGCTCGACCTGACTTTCAGCCTGACGACGGACGCGGGCGAGCTCCTGCGCTTCGATGAGAAGCTCTCCCCGACGCCCGAGGTGACGTGACATGCCCTACGGATTGACCGCCACCGGCTTCGTGCCCAAGCCCTACGAGCAAGTGCTCGCCGACATCCAGGCCGACATGCGCTCCTCGTTCGGCGACTCGATCGACCTGTCGCCCGACTCCGTCTTCGGGCAGCTCGCCGGGATCGTCGCGGAGCGCGTCTCTGAGGTCTGGGACGCCGCGCAGGCGGTCTTCAACGCTTTCGTGCCTGACGCCTCCACCGGCGCAGGCCTCGACGCGCTCGCGGCGGTCACGGGCACCCTGCGTCTGCCGGCGACGAAGTCGACCGTGACCCTCACGGCGACGGGCACGGTCGGCACCGCGCTCCCTGCAGGCCGACAGGCGTCGGTCGCCGTGACGCTCGCTCGATTCGAAACGCTCGCCGACGCGGTGCTCCTCGCCGCCCCCGTGTGGGGCGCCGCGTCGCCCTACGTCGCGGGCAACCGCGTCTCGAACGCAGCGCGGGTGTACCAGTGCGCCGTGGCCGGCACGTCGGCGGGCGCTGGCGGGCCGACCTCGACCTCAACGGCGATCACGGACGGCACGGTGACGTGGCGCTACCTGGGCGAGGGCCTGGGTGTGGTCGACGCCGACGCGAAGTGCACCGTCACCGGCCCCACGATCGCCGCGGCCTACTCGATCGCCACGATCGAGACGCCTGTGTCCGGCTGGTCGACCGTCACGAACCTGGCGCTGGCCGTCACAGGGCGCGACCTTGAGACCGACGCAAACTTGCGCATCCGCCGCGAGGCCGACCTGCAGGCCACGGGCGGCGGCGCGGTGCAGCAGATCCGAGAGGCCGTCGCGACCGTCGCGGCCGTCACCGAGGTGACGGTCTACGAAAACACCACCGACGCCACGGTCGACTCGATCCCGCCGCACGCCGTCGAGGTCGTCGTGCTCGGGGGTGTGTCCGCCGACGTCCTCGCCGCGATCTTCGCAGCCGTGGCGGCGGGCATCGCCACCTACGGCTCCAGCTCCGGCACGGTCACGGACTCAATGGGCATCGCGCACACGGTGTATTTCTCGCGGCCGACCGCGGTGCCGGTGTACTTCGCGATCGCGCTCTTGAAGGACGCGGACGCGTACCCGATCGACGGCGACGCGCAAGTCAAAGCGGCGATCGTCGCCTACGGCGCGACCTTCCGCACCGGCTGGGACGTTCGTTCAAGCGCCTTCGCCGCGCGTCTTTTCTCGATCGCCGGCGTGCTCGACGTGACGCAGGCTTTCCTCGGCGCGGCGCCCGCGCCCGGGACCGACACGACGATTGTGACCAGCTCGCGCCAGCTCGCGACGTTCGCCACCGCGAACGTCTCGGTCAGCTCTTCAGACGCAGCCCCGTAGGAGCCGCTCGTGGCCTTTGCGCAGATCACCGACCACGAAGTGCAGGCACTGGCCCGGCTGGCCGTGCAGTACGCCGACGCGCCCCGCGTGCGCGCCCTCGTGTCGGCGGGTGCGAGCGCGGTGCAGACCGCCGAGGACGTGCTCTGG